GTCTGTTTGACCTGCATACAACCCCGGATAATGTAATGTAACTTCCGAACCAAAGTATTGATCCACTGGCGCAAGACCCACTTCCATAATTTTTTCGGCCATGGGCTTCGCCGCCTGTCCGAGTTCTGTAAGATCATCATAACCAACATCTGTGATAAATGACTCGAGGTACTTGTGCATACTGGTACCCCTTGAACTAGATATATTCTTGATTCGCTCTGCTTCTTGTGTGCCAACTTTCGCCTTCCAATCTTTTAAAAATGTTTGATCTTTGGTGGCACCTAGTATCGTAGTCACACTAGGAAGTCTATAATTACTTATCTCATAAACTCGCTTTCCAGTATCAGAATCTGTGATCTGTTTTCCTTCTAAATAATTGTATTTATTATTTTTTTTCACTGTTATTTAACTTTTTACTTTGGATGTAACTCGGTGCAAAGTCTACAACGTTATTCAAAGGTACGTTGTCATGAAAATTACCACTTACAGATACTCGTAAACAATCTGATTTATACGGAGCTACCCAGTGTTTTAACCAAGATGGAAAAATAAACATATCTCCTACTTCAGGAAACAAAGACATAAAAGTAATAGCATCTCTTGGACTATTATCTCCGTAAATAAATTGTATACCTCCAGGTCCACAGCTTTTACCTTTATATTTTTTTTGTTCTTCTTTAAGTTCTTCTGGTATTTGTAAATAAATTACAAAAGATAATTTACCATCATGATCGTGTGGTGGGTTATACTCATAAGGTCTTTGGTGATTGATCCACATAGAAGTTAGAATGTACTCTGGTTTCTTCTCATAAGGTTGTTTAACATAGTTTTGATAAACTTGATCGTAAACCCCTAAGTATTGAGATAACTCTGGTAAAACTATTTTTTTAGATTTATCACTGTAACCTGTTTCGTTTTCAATGATACCTGCTAACTTATCTGTAAAATCTATCCTGTTGTTCTTTCCTTCTTTTAATAATGTTTTTACTAGCCAGTCTGATACTTTTAATTTAATAACACACGGCCCCCAATTAAATACGTCTACTCTTATATTTTCTTTTTTCATTCCATACTCATTTGTTTTTTATATTCATCTAATGATACTACTTTACCATTCATAATGTGACCAGAATAATGTTCAATAACTTTTGTTATTTTTGGTAGTTTAGTATGTGCCCAAGGCCATATTAAACAACAAACATGATACGCATCTCTAAACGTACAACGCCATTTGTATTGTTTTAAATATGGTGTACCATCTTTACGCAAACCTTTTCTTGGTTTGTGATTAAAAGTACCAACACCTAAAACTTCGTGTACCCACAACAACACAGATTCATCCGTCATCGTGATCTCCATACTAATACGCCAAGTATCTGTATATCTGTATCCAGGTTTACCTCCGTGTTTCTTTTTCTTTTCTTTTACTTTCTTGTAATAGATACTACCTTCACCATCAAACAATCCTGCAATGTAAGCTCTGTCTGTTTCATGTATCATTAGTGTACTGTTATCCCCTCTACATCTAAAAAATCATCTTCACCATAGTCGTAAAGTTCTCCTTGAGAGTCACAATCCCAACATTGATGGATCATGCTTTCTTTTTCAAGCATACAAGAAACTTTAATAAACCCATTACCTTTACAGGTAGGGCATATATACACCTTCTTAACTTTTTTTGAATTTGCCATTTAATTTCTTTGCTTTCTCGTTTGCGATTGCTTCTATTGTTTTTGCTACACTTAGTTTTGCACTAGGCAATATCATTTTTGATAGTTTTTCTAAGGTAGAGTATGTATCTTTTGTTAATGATACATTTTTGTATTTACTCATATCAGTCATAAGTATTTCCTTTCATTGTTAAGCTTTCATATATAAGTGAGTTTATAGGATTGTCAATGATAAAAGTAAAAATTTGACAAAATAATTTTATTTTGATAAGGGTAGTGGATCTTCTCACCATTACCTACCCTTATATTTCCCTCTTTAGGGTAGGTGTTTTAATTACAGATACACCCATAAAGAAATCCGCTACCATCATTCATTACATGCACATTATATGGTTCTTCATAGTACGTTGTTAAATATAAACGCAATATGTCACAAAGATCAAAGCAATCTACTTCTGCCAGTAATGACATACCCGCCGTCATCTCCTTTGTGACAGCCACTAAGTGATACAACCCGTCGTTTAGAAGTATTAAGTCCACTGTCTGCAAACTCCTTTACTAGTTTATACCAAAGTTTTTTAAGCTCTGGGTCTTTTGTTTTGTTGTAGTCGTTGGCTAACTTGTCTATTTGGTCTAATATAGTCATTAGTTCTAGTCCCCCATGCAATTATATTTTTTATACCTGATGCTTTCAAGGTTAAATCAACACCATATGGTTTCCATGCTTTTTTCATTAAGTTTAGTTCAAGTAAAAGGTTTGACCATTGACCTTGACTGGCACCATCTACTTTAATTGTTATTATTTTTTCTTTCATACCTACAATGTAGGACTTTTTAGGATATTGTCAACCCTTTCCTTGGCCTTTATATCTACGAGTGCGTTGCTGTCTTTTCTCGTTTTTATTTAAGTTTTTTTTGTGTTTTCGAGGACCTCTTTTTTTGGGCTTATCACGAGGTGTGAAGTGTTTGAATGTTCTTTTAGCCATCTTTCCATTCTTTTACAAAAGGCTCTGCATCTTTAGGTTTTGCTATGTGTGGTAGATAACTTATCTTACCATTTACATGTTGTTTTAAATCAGATCCACAATTCATGCATCTATACAAGTCAATAGTTAATCCAACTAACATAGTGTACTCATCACATGTTGGACATTTACCGTTAACGATTTCTGCTTGAATTTTCATTGTGCTAGTGGATTATCACTACGCTCTTTTAGTTCTTCAATTTGATTTTTAATTAATTCTATTTCTTTTTTATTTATTAATGTAACTGTGTGTGAGTGTTCTTCGTGTTGGTGTTCTACCACTTTATGACTGTGTGATGTATCTTGATTCTCTAATGCAGATACTTTTTCTTCTAATACAGCTATCTGTGCAGACCAATCCGTACCACCTGATGCTCCTTCTAGAGCTTCTAGTTTAGTTACGATCTCACCGTACTTAACAAACCCGCCACCAATTGCTGCTATAACACCTAGTAACGCTGCGACTCCTGCTAATTGATTTTTAATTTTATCCATTTTTTAATGCCTCTAACTCACTTATCAAATTTTGACGTTCTTGTAAAATCTTATTTAAACGTTGTCTTTTCTTAGTTATTGGATCATTTTGTTTGTATTGTACTAAATCAACATCATATATAACTCTGTTATCAGTCATATCAATTTGATTGTTGTATATTTTTTTTGGTTTATAGAACGGAATATTATAATCGTTTAACATTTGATTGTCACCAGCCATTACTTTAATTTTTACTAAAGAAATTAATTGTAAATTTTTATCAATTGCTTTAACATCTTTTTCAATTTTTTCTAGAATAGCTTCAAGTCTAACTGTTTTTGTTTTTTCCTGTTGTATGTTTTCTTTTTGTTTTGAATTATCTTGTTTCTTAGCATCGGTAGACTCAGTAGTTTTGCTATCAGGTTTCTTTTCTTTAATTTTTTCTTTTTCTTCTTTTTCATCTTCAACTTTTTTAGCCATTTCCATTGGTGGCTCTTCTTCTTTTTCTTCTTCTTTAACAGTTTCCATTACTTCAGGTTCTGGTTCTTGGTCCGTGTTGCTTGGTTCTTCTTCTATCATACCTGGTGGCATTTCCATAGGTCCATCTTCTTCCTTTTCTTCTTCAGGCATCATGGTTATCATTTCCATAGGTGGTTCTTCTTCTTTTTCTTCTTCACTAAACATTTCTATAATCTCCATCATCATAGGTGGTGGTTCTTTTTCATCTGTTTCATCAAACATAGTCATAAACATTTCCAGCATAGGTGGTGGCGGTTTATCTTCAGTCGGTTCAGCCATTAACATAATAGGTCCATCAAACATCATTGGCCCATCAAGGTTTTCTTCAGGCATCTCCTCAATCATCATGGGCATTTCTTCCATCATAGGCATTTCTTCAAAGTATTCTACAAATTCTTCCATCATAGGTTCTTCCATAAATTCCATAGTCATCATAGGTTCTTCTTTAAATTTTATAACTTCAAAGTCTTGTTCAAAAATCATTTCGTTAATTAAATCTTCTAAGTCTTGTTCAACTTGATCTAAAGAGTTTGATGCATCTTGATTTAATACAGTATCATCGTAAGTCATTGTAAGTTTAGCACCCAATAGATTAGGACCACCTCGTTGACCTGTGCCCGTGTTGTTATCTGTACCACTCCAGGACCAATCAAATTTATTTGATCCATGACTATTATAAATTACTTGATCGTTGTATTGTCCACAATCTGCTGATACACCTGCAGAAGAAGATGTTGGATAACCATTACAGTTTCCTTTAAATCCATCTATATCTGTTCTTGTTTGTGTGGTTGTAGATAAAACATTACCAGATGAATCTTTTAATTCTATTGTGACTGTGTGTGAGTCAGTTGCTCCTGTATCACCTTCACAGTTACCAGCTTCATGATCACAGTTAGCTACATCAATATAACTATTTAAAGTTATACCATTGTCTAACATCTCTTGTGTTATATTATTATTTGTTAATGCAACGTCTTCAACAGATAGTGTGGCTGTACCAGTAACTTCAAAGTCACCACCGACACTATACTTGTATCCACAGTTAGCTTGAGATGTTGGACATGTTACATCAAAACCGTTTACTGTAGCACCATTAGATACAGTTCCAGAACCACCAGGATTAATCTGATCTGTAGCATTAGAACCCCAGTCTACTCCGTCACCTGCGTTAGGAAGTAAATTACCTGTTGTTATTTCATCTGCTTTAGCACCTAAGATTACTAAAACTAATACTAAAAATGTAATTAACCATTTCATGTGTCAGAAATTTGATCGCAAGTAAAAGTTATAGATATTCTATGTAGCTCTACTTCCTCTCTACCTATCTCTTTTAATTTTTTAACAGATTCTTCATACCCAAAAATACTACAGTCATAGCCACTGTTAAATTTTTCTGGCCATTGATACGGAGGCATACATGTGTTAGCTGAATAGCTACACATCAATAAAGTTAATACAAATTTCATTAGTCTAATATTAAAGATAAAATTTTCTTTTCACCCATGTATACTTCTATATTTGCTTTAGATTGCAAACATTTATATACAACTCTATCACCAGGATTCTTGTCCTTCATAGCATAACGCTTGGCCTTGAGACATTTTGATAACGACTCGTGATAACGATGTTCTATAATTTTGTGATCTTGCAGAAGTAAAAGTGCGAATACCATTTCAATCATTAGTGACCGTTCCCGTTTCTAATTAATTTTTCTACATCCTCTTGTAATTTAGATGTTTGTTCTTTTAAAAAGTCTATATTAATTTTATTGTTTCTCATACCTTTTAATTCTTCATCCATAGACTCGATCAACCCTGCCATATGTTCGACCAACATGAAAAGTTCAGCCTCCCCAGAAGACTGCCCTAATTCTCCACGCGGGTATTTGATTCTAAATTCAGAGTTTTGTTCTAAATCTTTTTGCATCAATTCTAAAGTTGTTGTGTGTTTATTAAGAGTTTCAATAATACCAAAATAAGCCCAAGTGCCAATTGCCACTAGAGTTATTAAAGAAGCGACCGTTTTCATTGGCATTTGTACACGTGCTTCGTCTGATATGTTTAATGGTTTATTGCTCATCTAGGATCCTTCCATTTTTTTATTTTATTTATTTTTTCCAATCTTGCTTCTTCTTCTGCTCTAGCTTTATCCATCGCAGCCATTTCCTCTGTAATTCTTTGTTCTTCTTCTTGATTAGCCTCTTCTTTTATCTGTAAATTTTTAACGTAAAGATCATAATCTGGTCTTAACTTACCATATTTTTTCCATTTTGCTTTTGCTTCTTTACCTATCGAACCTTCGTAAGGACATGGAGTGCCCGCATGTTCCATGCTAGCAAACACACGAGGATCTTGACAAAGAATAGCGACTGCCGCTACTTTCATTCCAAGTGAATTTAGTTCTCTTGATAATTTTATTCTTTCACAGTTCTTATCTCTAAAAGATTTACCTGCAGATACACCAATTCCAAACGTTTGAACACCTGCTGACGCTCCAGCAAGACAAACATCTGATCCTGAGTTAGTCACAGTTGGAGCCGCAGCTGTTGGTGGTGCAGACTTTATATTTGAATTCGTCGTAGAATTTGTTGTGCTGTTAGAAGATGACCCAGACTGATATGTTGTTGTTGCAGTCGACGTATAGCCACCTTCAATTGCAGTGTTTGAACCTGATGTATTAGTTTGAGTTGAACCTGGATAGGCTGGTGTAGCAAATAATGCTAGGAGACACATTAGTATAATTAATACTGCTGTAAATCTGTAATTCATCCTGGCTATCTCCATAGTTCATAAAATCCTATTTGACTATTAACGCTGCTACTAAAACTATAAACACAAGACATACAATCTTGTGATCAGACCAGTAGTGCATAGCCTTATCTTTTAATTTTTTAATCATTTTTCTTTTCCTCCATTTCATAGAAGAACTTGTCAGTATCTTCCGTTATCCATTGACCAGAATCTTCTACATTCCATTCTGATGTTTGAACTTTCCAATCAGGAATTTCATCTTTCACAGTGAAAGAAGGTAAATCCCAGATTATTCTGTTGTTAGGTTGTGCTGCAAAATTGCCGTCATTCAACGCAATAATGTGTGCGCACTTGTGTTCGTGCGGTATTTCGGAATGTTCCGTGTCTAGTATATTACTCTCTGGATGTGCAAAGTCAACGGTAAATAAATACTTACCGTGATGCCACTTTTTATCTTTACCTATGTACTTGCCTGCTTGTCCGCTTAGTATGTCCCAACGATGAACAGAAGGATAATAAGAAAAACAATTCCAGAGCTGTAGTTCATCAAGTCTTCTTCTGGGCACTCCGGATGGTTCAAATCCCTTTTGAATAAACGCGCTAATTGGTAAGCGATAAAATACTGCACCGTTTTCCATAATAGCATGAAATAAAATAGCATGACCTGCAATAGCGCTAAGACCAAAGATAATGCAGTCTTCAACTTCTCCATGATGTTTTTTAAGATCATATAAATACTCTCTTTTTATTTGTGCATAAGTAGGTGGTATGTTTGCATTTAAGTATGCCATAATTTATCCTCATTTAATTGTACCCCAATTTGGTCCAGATTCATAGTCAACTTTATTAGGTACTTCTAATTCAACTGCAGATTCCATAATCTCTTTTATCTTATCTGCATTACCATCAACCGATATATCAAGTTCATCATGCACTTGTATATGTGGTATAATTCCTTCTTTGTATAAATCTACCATAGCTTTTTTTGTCATGTCAGCTGCTGATCCTTGAATTAGTTTGTTTAATGCTTTGTATGTATATGCTCGTTTGATCCCTGGTCCGTGTTCCGCGAGCGCTTCTTCATGTGGCAAAGCTTTATGTATTCCAAATTGATTGGGCTCCCATAAATTAAACCTACACCTTCGGCCAAGTAAAGTTCTAACTCTACCTCTATCCTGGGCTCTACGCATAACACTTTCCATTAACATTTTAACAAATGGTACTTTGTCATGGTAAGTTCTAAATAAGTCTTCTGCATGTTCTTTAGATACACCTAGCTCTGCTTGTAATTTATTTTTACCCATACCATAAAACAAACCAAGATTAATTGTTTTAGCTGATGATCTAGGTATGTTAGCCATCTCAGCAACGATTTGGTGAAAGTCTGCTTCACCATCATTATATGCATCTAATACTTCTTCTACACCATACAATCCATCTAATGCTGCATAGTGTGTAACAAGTCTTGGTTCTTGTTGACTGTAATCAAAACAACCCCATGTCGTACCTTCTTCAGGCACAAACAAACTTCTGATCCGTGGTCCAAGTTCTTTGTTTCGTGCTGGTATCTGCTGTAAGTTTGGATTGTTGTAACTAAACCTACCAGTAACAGTTCCACCTTGATCTGATCTTATCTGATTTATCTCAGCATGTATTCTACCATTGTATGAGTGTTTTAAAATTGTATCAATAAATGTTGTGTGTGATTTGTTTATCTCTCTTGCATGTGCAATTGCTTTTACAACAGGATCAGTTTGATTCTGTAAAAAGTTTTTAGTAAAACTTGGTGCGCCTGTTTTTGCTGTACGTTCAAATGGTAAGTTTCTTTTTTTAAATACTTCAGCAATACTTCTCGCTGCCCATATTTGTACATCAATACCAGTTTCTTTGTACACTTGTTGTAGACATTGTTTTTCTTCAGCAACTAATTCTTCTTTTAATTTATGTGCAGCGTCCATATCAACACGTACACCTAAGAATCTCATGTCAACAAGACATGGAAATAATTCTGTTTCAAGATTAAATATATCTTCAAGGTCTTGACTCAAAATTTCTTTTTTCATTTCTTGCCAAAGTTTGTATGTTAATGTAGCGTCTTGCTCTGCATACTCACCTACATACATTGCAGGTAGTTTATACATCTCAGACTTAGCATCAATGCCCCAATGGTCCGCAGTTTCCTTCAATACAGCCTCATTTTTGCCGATTCCAACGTAATCTCGACCCAAACTACCTAAATCATATCTAAACCTATTCTCATCTACGAGAGAGCCAGCAATCATGGTATCTACGATCTGACCTTCTATTTTATACCTTTCAGCCCTTAAAAAACATACATCGTACATGGCATTGTGAAATATCTTAATTGCAGGTGTATTTAATACACCTTGAAACCATCTTGTGACCATTCCATGATCCATGTTACCACCACCTTCGTGACGAATAGGATAGTATCCTACCCAATCATGCACAGCTACAGCTATACCTACGATGTGTCCTCCATTTGTTACAGATCCAGAGCCCATAGTTTTTAGTTCTGGGTCTTTTGTTTCCAGGTCAATTGCAATCTCATCATACTTTGATAGATCAGGAAAAGACTCTGGTGGTAACCATTCAGTCTGTGGTTTAAATATCGGTTTCATAATCCCTCTCAAGTATCATTTCTAAAAAGTGTATTGCTTTCAATATGTCTTGCTTCTTTCCCTTATCTCTATGTCTTATGATATACTTTATAGCACAACCTTCAGGATATAACAACTCATTCTCAACAACAAATTTGCTTGGTTGAATTTTATATTTCTGATAGTGTGATCCTCCGTGTTGCTTGTCCCATACTTTACTCATAGATTATAAGCCTTTCTTGTTTGTGGTTCAATTATATATAAATTTTTTTCTGTTCTTGTGCACGCAACATAAAATAATCTATGTGTATCATCTGGATCTTTTTCATAATCAATAAATGCTGCATTAGACAAATCTGTTGTTACAACTACATTCTCTCTTTCATTACCCTTAACTCCATGTATTGTAGATATACTAATTCTAGGATTCTTATCTAAATCTTCTCCTGATTTAATTAATTTTTTTATTTTTTTTACGTCCTCATCACCAATTTCATTTAATGCTTTGTCCCATTCTACTTCTGTTTTAAGACCATATTTTTCTTTCAATGTATCAATATCATAAAATCCATCTTTAACTATTGTTTTAAATAACTTTGGATCCCAGTTATCTGTAGTCATCTTTGCAAAAAGTTTTTTAACGTCATTAAAATGAAGAGGTATACCTTTTCGTAAATCATTCCATTTTTTTATAACTTCATAGATATTTTTTACTTTAGGTGTAGCATTTCTTCTTTGCCAATATAATTCTTTTTCATCTAGTATCTCTCCAATATTTGCTAACATATAATTAGCTTGTGCTAGCACTAACCATTTACCTATTGAAAAATTTATTTCATGTAAGTCACTACAATAATTAACAAATCCTTCTTCTTTTTTTGGTAACCATTCTTTATCTACTCTGTTTCTTACTTTTTTTATTATGTTATTTGCTAACGCAAAAGGTTTTTGTGGCACCCTTTGTGATTGATCCAATACAGTTCTCTCACCTTCTAAATTTATAAATGTACTAACGTGTGCACCATTCCATCTGTATATAGCCTGGTCATCATCCCCTGATATGTATGAGTCTTGAGCATTCTCTTCTATTTTTTTAACTAATTTCCATTGCACCAAACTTAAATCTTGTGCTTCATCTACAAACATAACTCTAAGTTTTGGTGCTTTTCCGTTATCTAAAAATTTTTCTAGCATGTCAGGAAAATCAATTAATCCATTTTGTTTTTTATAATTTTCTAACTCTTCTATTATAATTTCTAATTTATTTAATTGTATCTTGGAATTGTTATTTAAATTATAAAATTTTATTGGATCCATTTCTTTTGATCTTGCTAAATTTATTAATTGTATGTATGGATCTGGAGAATAGAATACACCCTCGTAGTCCTCGTCTTGTTTTGCACCTTCAAGTTCTATTTGCATTTTTTCTGATAGTTCTTTGTAATGCTTTGGTTGCATTACCTGGTTCCTGTTTATACCTAATTGATTAAAACAAAACGCATGTAGTGTTTGAAAGTATGGCACATCATTAAAAGATAATTTAAACTTATCTACTGCTCTTTGTTTACCTTCTTGTGCAGCGTTTTTACTAAATGTAAAATAACCAATCTTATCTGATGGTGTATTAGTTAAAAATTTTTCTATATGTCCAAGTAAAGTATGTGTTTTTCCTGTGCCTGGAGGACCATAAATTATGTGACGCATTAATAATTTTCTTTCTTAAATGTTTTTGGTTTGTATGTTTCAGTCTTCTTGTCAAATCTAGCTACAACAAACACAGATATTTTTGTTTTACCTACACGTTTAGTTGTGCAGTTTAAATCATCTTTTAACATCTGTGATGTTCTTTGATATGGAACTCTCCAATGTTTTCTTGATAGATAGTTGTTAAAAAAGTTGTCAAATACAAAGTGGTGATAACCATCTTTAGTATACGTACCACCATTACGTAGATCTTCGTAGTCGTCTTTTTGTATTCTGTTTACACAGTAATCTTCTAAATAATTATTTAATATATCTTTTGTGCTTGTGCCTTCTGCAGGTTCTGTAATCTCTGCACCACTTAACAATACAGTAGTAATTTTTTTCCAATCACCTGTTTTAAGTGTTGGTGGATTTATTCGTAATTGTTTTATACATTCTTCTTGAAACAACGTTTGATTAGCTAAATGTTTTGCTGAATCTAAATACAATCTATCTCCATCTACATTCATATAATAGTAAGGTTCTTCTAAGTTGACTACTTGCAAGTCTGTTAGACTCGGAAATATTATCTCTTGTCCTATGCCAAATTTTCTAGACCTACATAATTTTTTATCACATAAACTACACATGGGTTGATCATTGCATTTATAACCCCACTCTTTTTTTTCATGTTGTTTTGTAATTATATTTACTTCTGTATCTGATAGTGGTTGTTCCATTGCAGTTTCATTAAAAATCATTACTTTAGTTTTCCAATTATCAGGCCACTTAGATTTTGCATACACACCATAATGAAATAGTGCATTGTTTCTACCACCTTCACCAATTTTATTTTGTGCCATTAATTCAACACATGGTGGTCCATCTGAATAAGGAGTTTCTGGTCTTTTAATTTTTATTGTACTGATGTCTTGTTGTTTATATTTTTCGTAGAGTTCAAAAAAAACATCTATACTAGCAGCTTCACCATTTTCCATAAAGGCATATCTTGTTGCTTGTTTACAATTAAAGTATGGTAAATTTAAAAAGTTTCCTGTATCATCTTTTGATTTTA